TCCTTGGGTATCTTGTTGATGATGGCGCGTGCATCCGCCGCTGACTTGGGCAACACCTTGACGGTCTTGAGTCCCTTGGCGGTGCTGTACATCAGCCCAATCCCGTCAGGGTTGGATGTGTAGATGGTGTCGAGTAACCCGGCTGTGTTGAGCAGGGTGTTGCGAATCTTGGCAGACTTGCCAGTAATGATGAGACACATGATTGATATCCTTATTCAGTTGTTGCGAGTGCGGGGGACTGGGGAACCTGCTTGGGGCGGCGTGTGCCGTACCAATCGGACAGGTGCGGGTATGCGTTGTTGGTCGTCTTGAGCCATGCCACGAACTCTGTACCGTTGAGTTCGCGGAAACTCGCACTGCGACAGAAGTGCACACTGGCATGGGTGAACTCTATCTGTGCAAGCAAGCGCTCCTTCTTGAGTGTGGCCCGGAAGATGCGTAGCTCTATCGTGTTGTACTTGCCATCTGTGTACGTACTCTTGAACCCCAAGCGCTGGGACTCGGCATACGCCAAGTTGTTCAGGTTCACCATGTAGTAGCGCTGTGCCGTCTTGCCAAGGATGGCCTGCTTGGGGTTCTCCAAGATGCCCTGCTCTTCATTGGCACAGTACTCCCGTGCTTGGCTGTCCTTGAGCGGATGCCTGCCTGCTATATTGCGGATGAAGTCGGCGTTGTTGTTGGAGTTGATGAATATGAGGAACTTGCCAAGGGTCAACTCAGTGAAGGCACGGGAGTCGATGTGCACATGCGTGCCGCACTTCTCCACATCCCAAGCACGATAGGCTTTGTTGACATCCCATGCTTTGAAGCGTGTGATGTGCTCCTTCAGACCACGGGGGGCAGTCACTACCTCAAAGCCATTGACCCCGCTGATGCTGCCATCGTCCTTAATGATGCAGTAGTCATGCCCAAGCTGGTTCCGCACATCCTCAATGGCATCGTACCTAGACGCACGCCCCGGGGCCATCTCCAACTCAATGCCCAGCGTGAAGTCCCCATACTTGGAACTGTGGATGCTCTCATCGGCAGCGGTGTGCTTCAAGACGCATGTAGAGTAGCTCATAGAGCGCCCGTTGTCAGGATCTTCCTCTTCTTCCTCCTCATCCCGCTCTTCTTCGTAGGTGTACCAATTGTCATCACTGTGGCGGTAGGCACGATCCTCAAAGTAGTACTCCTCTGCGTCCTCGCAGTACACCGCCTGATTGCTGCGGCAGTCAATGCACATGGTGCTGGAGTTCCTTGAGGTGCGGTGCACATCTGTCATGTCATCGGGCCGGGTGATGTGCCCACAGTCTGCCAAGACCAAGCGGTCGGCAACGAGATGGCTTATCTTGTGGAACACCCGGTCGATCAGGTCGTCCCCTTCGTTCTCCACGATGAACTCGACTAGCGCATCCTCATCACCTTGGATGGCCGCTTTGACATGCGCGTCGAGTTCACGACACATCTCCTTCAGTGCCTTGAACCGATAGACACCCATGTTGTTCAGTTGGTAGCGGCCCCCACGACAGTGCGCTGTGGGGGAGCGGTAGTCGTCCCTGTCTGCCCAACGGCGGGAGAGCGAACGCATACGCCGTGCTGCGGGTGCGCTGAGTTCGTTCACCATGTTGTTGAGCATCCGCCCGTAGACATCCCCGCTGCGTGCCTTCAGTATGCCCACCTGCGCTGGTGTGAACGCCGGGGTGGAGAACGCAGGCTCTGGCATGTAGTGCCTGATCTCACTGTAGCGCCCGTCCAGCGTGCCCGTGACCTGCACCAGCGTGCTGGCGTCCACGATCTGTGCCTTGAGCACAGTTCCACAATCACTAAGATAGATTTTCATTTTGTTTCCTTGATATAACTAACACACCGATGGAACCGCATCGGCAACGGGTTCTTACTTCAACTCCTCTGGTATCTCGACTTCATCGCCCAATTTGCTGGCAACGTAGCACCGCATGGCTGCGATGAGTGGGGTCTCTGCCCATTCAGTCAACCATTGCCCTGCCCCTGTCTGTATCTTGGCCTCCCAGTCGTACCCCTCAGACCATAAGCAGATACCCTCACGCTCAATGATCGGCCCACCGTGCGCCCAGTTGGTCGATGGGCTCACGGGTTCACTGTATGCGCCGATGTCCCCACGAAACCCCCGCACCGTGCCGTTGAGCAGGGCAGGTATGCACTTGAACGCCGCAGGGATAGCGCACTCGCACTTCATGACTGCCCAATCAAGGGCGATGCCTGTTAGTTCTGATGTTTTCATTTCCAACCCTTCGAAATTTCAACGTCATCGCCCAACATCGCAACACCCACGGCCCAAGGTACGTGGTGATCTCGTTGCCAATCATGCGTGTTGCCATCATCGTTCTTCAGGCTGATCGTGTAGTAGCACGTGCGCCTGTCCGTGTTGAACGTCAGCCGTATGTCCACGCTCGTGTTGCCCTTGTCGGGCATCGCGTACAACTCCTTGTTGAAGTCAACATACCCGCAGTCGTCTTCGTCATTGACATTTATCCATTTACTCATTTCAGTTCTCCTATCATGGTTGGTATCTGCCCAGCGATATCAGGCGTGATGAGGAAGGGCAGATCGAAGTCGGTCATGCCCTCCATGAACTCTCTGGCTTTCTTGCGTGATGTGAACGCAGCCACGAACCGGCCAGCGTAGTACACCTTGTATGTCCAGCGTTTTGTTTTCATTTAATATTGTCCTTAATCCAAGTCACCAGCATGTGTGCGTCAAGCACAGCGTCTTTAACTTCCTCGATATGCTCTGGCGAGTAGTCTTGCGGATTGAGCAAGTAGCGCTCCAGATAAGCCCCTGCTGCGATCAGCCGTGCATGCACGCTGTCCAGCGCTTCGTTTACGTTTTTTGGTTTCATTTTCCTTGCTCCTTGATTACGGTTCTCTCTCGCCCCAGATGCACAGCCAAGGCTAGCGCTGTGTTCTCCACAAGGGCTTCGAACGCAGCAGGGGGCATGTGCCCCCCGTTGTTGGTCAGGGTGCACACCACTGTGAACGTCCCGTCTTCTTTGAATCTGCCAATTGATACTGTCTTCATCTCACTCTCCTTTTAAAAACAAGATTCGGCGTACACAACTCGCCCTTTTCTCATGTGTTCGATAATTTGCTCTGCCGTGGATGGGCTAATGGCAGGAGCCAATGTTCCTTCAAAAGTCTGAAGGAACAGGCGTAGGTCGCGCTTGTACAAGCGCACCGTTGTGTCGTTGAACTCGTCCTGCGTCCCACCTCGCTCGGCATAGAGTGCAGCAAGCAAGGCGTGCAAGTCCCAGTTGTTGCGCTCGTAGGCAACTTGCTGCCATCGGGGGTGCGTGTCGTAGCGTGAGCCAAGCCGCGCATCTGTGGCTTTCACAGCCACTGCCCGAGGCACGCTCAATATCTGAATGTCTAGTCCCATGTCACTCTCCTAGGTTATGGGGGGTTTCCCCCCCGTTGTTCAGCGGTCGTCCGCTTTCAGCAGAGGGAGAACCGTTCTCCCTCTGTTTGATACTGGTCGTTGCCGCCGCAAGGCTCTGCCATGCGTAGGGCAGGGCTGTGTTGCGGGGCCACTCTTGTAAGACCGCCAGCGCGTGTTGTATGGCTGCAACAGTAGCTGCTGTCTCCTCTGTGGGCGCAACGGCATGCTTGCGCTGTGCTGCACTCAGGAACCCCTGTGTCCGCAAGCCAAGGGCTACGTACAGCCTGCTGTAGAGCAGCGGGGGTATGGCGCGCTGGAAAGGTAGCTTGCGTTTCGCACGCTGTTTATAGGGTATGGCGTCGAACAGGACGCATACCCTCAGTTTGATGTGCTGCGGAACCCAATCAGACCAATGGGTTCCTGCATTGGGTATGTGTGCGCCTCGGCCCGACTCATTGCGTTCCTTGCACAGTTGGCGTGGGGTCAGGATACGGGTTGTGGCGTGATAGTTCAGCCGATGGAGCAGTTCCTCCAGCACAATGAGATAACTGTGCATTGCCTCACCCCTTGCTTCGCCACCGGCATACTTAAGGCCAGCCTTCACATTGTTGCGCTCATAACGCAACGGGAACAGCAGATTGCCCCACAGTTCCTTGTGAGTCCTCTTGGTTCCCTCATTGGAGCGCTTGAACGCACGCTGTTGGGCAGCACGCTCTTGTATGGCTTGCACCATAACAAGCGGAACCTTGCGCTTGGCAAGGTGGTTTGCTAACGCTTTTGGCGTTAGCGCTGCGTAAGATTCAACCATTTCAGCTCCTTTTTAGGGGGAGAACCGTTCTCCCGCTGCTTTTTGGGTGGGGGGTGGCCCAGTAAATGTCTAACGATGTCCCAGACTAAAGGTCTCATGTCAGGAGGTGGGCTACCTTCAAACCCTTGTGGCACAAGGGTTCGCGTGGTTCCTGTCCCAAGTATACACTCAAATATAAATAAACCATCGACCTTGTAATCTTATCTTAAACCAAACGCAAAAGAAAGAACGAATGGATAAAAGGAGATTGCTGTATATATAAAGTAAATCTATTTAATTATATATATAGGACACCACCTGCTGGAAACGCTTATAGAACAACAACTTAGGGGTAGCCCACTTCCTGTACCGCGCCCATTAGTCTTGGACATTGCAGGAAAAAGGTGGGCCACCCCCCTCTGGCGAGATTACTGCAAACCAGCATCCAAAAGTGCGGCCCTCATCACGCCCATAGGGCGGCGTTCGGAGCGTTGGGCCATGCCCTCGTTCTCTGCCCACTTGAAAAACGCGTCGTTGTCGTGGTGAAGGGTTGTTCTGCCGTCTGTGCTCACGGCATGGATGATCCAATACGACGGGTCATTACGCAATGGCTGCTTGCGGATGACTGTGTACTCAACACCCATGATGTTGGCCCGATACCAATGCTTAGTTCCTGATTTCATGATGCTCTCCAACGTGACACTCAGGGGGAGAACAGTTCTCCCCCTAACAGCGCACTACATAGCCCCCTGTCACAAGGCTATAGAGTGTTCAGTCCCAGACGAAGGCCAGCGTGAGGGTGCAACACCCCCATCCCAAGACTGCCAACCACAACCACATCCCCTCGGGGACAAGCTGACCCAAGGCTACGGCTACGCAAGCCGTACCTATGATTCCAAGTGCTACGTTCATTGATATCTCCTACAGTCAGGGCAAGATTGCCCCCACAACACACCCTTGCGGATGCGCTGTGAGAGTTGACTTAGAGGGAGAACCGTTCTCCCTCTGATTGGTGCGGCTTATGTCCAAGTCCCATTTACGCGCACCAATGAGTCAAAGGATGCGCGGTGGTCTGCCTTGGCGCGATGAAGTATGTCCAGCGCAGCACCTATGTTGTTGTCTGTTTCAGCTAGATCACACACTTTGTCGTAGTGTGCTTGGGCAGCTTCGATGTTTTGGATTGAGGCGGTGTAGTTCATGATGTATCTCCTAGAGTGTGGGGGTTAGAGGGAGAACTGTTCTCCCTCTGATTGATAGCGGCTTAGATAGCCGCAATGAAAGCCTTTTTCTGGGCAGCAGTCAGCGCCTTGTATGCCTTGAGGACTGCATCCACGGGGTCAACCTTGGCGCTCTTGCGTTCCCCCGCTTTGCGTGCTGCTGCACCAGATACCACGGCGCAAAGGTACTTGACCCTGCTATGTTCTGCTGAGTCTTTGGTGAATACCCATGTGCCCCGGTACTCATGCGGCATCACGCCTGCATCGTTGGTCTGTGACACCCATACCGTTGCAAAGACTTTTACATCCGCCCCGATAACACCGGAGGCAGCGAGGGTCTCCGCAAAGGTATTGCCCTCAATTGACTTGAACACATCAGATGCAGCAGCGTAAGCCACGGCATTAGTCTGGATGAACTGCGAGATTACTGTAGATTTGATTGACATGATGATTCCTGATTACATTGATGAACCAGAGGGAGAACTGTTCTCCCTCTATCAGCTGGAAGCCCCAACCGATGCCTCTATTGTACCATACAGGGCTTTTGCAGTAATCTCATGAACGTGGAAATGCAGTAATCTCAGACCCCACCATACCCCCAGCACCCCTTTGGGGCCAAGCAGCACCGCTCATACAACAACACTAATCCATAGCCATCTTTCCAATTTCTACAAAATCTTCACCAAATCGCCCACCCACCCCCCTTCCAAACAAAAGCCCCTACCCCACAAAAATTATAAAAAACCAACCCATACTATGTCTAATGTTAGACAAGTACCCATAAAAAAACCCCCCAGTGCGGGGGGTAAAGACAGGGTATGCCTATCAAGGAGAAGCAACGGAAACTACCGCTACTCAAAAAGAAGTGTACACTATTACGTACTGCCTATGTTTAACCACCTCATCAACGGGGAATACCACCCCGAAATAGAAAACACTCCCGCCGGGAGTGTGGTCACCCCTATTGCAAATCAAGCGGTCGCAGACATCATCGACGCCAAAGTTAAAACGGCAGATTGGTTAAAGCAGCTTGGCGCTATTCCAGACGAAGAGATTGAGACGGCTGCGGACTCGCAGGCGGTACGTGCGGCGTTTGCCACAATGGCTGCGGGAAGCCCACCCCAAAATACTAAGTTAGCGCTTACCAACATCAAGACACCTCAAGCGGTGCGGCATCTGGTGGGGATGTTGACTGCATACGATTGGGCTTTTGTAGAGCAGGCCAAAGAACTTCGCGGCTACGCCGTGTCACAGATACTTGAAGAAACCAAAAACCCGGACACCCGCTTCCGACTCAAAGCGCTGGAGATGTTGGGCAAGGTAACTGAGGTGGCGCTATTTACGGAACGTGTGGAGATTAAGAAAACCGACATGTCGGACAACGAGTTGGAGCAACGCATCAAAGAAAAGCTGAACAAGTTCATGCATGTGATCGACGTAGTGGATGTCCCAGTTAATGAACCTACAGACACTAACCAGCCTAAGTAAAGTGGAACTGGAAGCGCTCCAACGCGCTTTGCCGTCCATGTCCTTGCAGGACAAGATTGAGCTATTTGATGACTTGAGCATCCGTGAGCAACGCGCCAGACTGACCGCCGCCAAACTCAGCCCCTTGGGATTTGCCCAAGGTGTGTACCCCGGATTTAAGATCGGCCCCCACCACCGCAAGCTGGCAAAGATATTTACGGATGTGATTGAGGGCAACAAGAAAAGGGTGATCATTAACATAGCCCCCCGGCACGGAAAGTCTGAGTTCTCCTCATACCTGTTCCCTGCGTACTTTCTAGGCAAGTACCCAGAAAAGAAAATCATCATGGGCACGCACACTGCGTCCCTGTCCGAAGACTATGGCAGACGAGTGCGTAACTTGGTTGACTCGGAGGAGTATCATGAAATCTTTCCCAAGACCCTTATTGCCAGCGACCAAAAAGCCTCTGGCAAATGGTCAACTACCGCCGGGGGCCAGTACTACGCAGCAGGTGTTGGCGGAGCACTTGCGGGTCGCGGCGCTGACCTATTCGTTATTGATGACCCGCATTCGGAACAAGACATAAAGGTCAACAGCCGCTTGGCATTTGATACTGCATGGTCATGGTTCCAGACCGGGCCGCTACAACGACTGATGCCGGGGGGAGCCATTATTGTGGTGATGACCCGCTGGTCGCTGCTGGACTTGACCGGGCGGCTGCTTGACTACCAGACCAAAAACCCGGACTCCATGCCGTGGGATATTGTGGAGCTACCCGCCATCCTGCCTTCTGGTAAAGCACTGTGGCCTGAACAGTGGCCGCTTGAGTCGATGCTGCAGAAAAAAGCCAGTTTGGAGCCTCGGTACTGGAACGCCCAGTACATGCAGCAGCCCACATCGGACATGTCGGCTGTGGTCTCCCGTAAAGATTGGCGGGTCTGGCCCCATGACGATGCGCCCAAATGCGAGTACATCATACAGTCGTGGGACACCGCCTTTGAGACCAAGAACACCGCTGACTACAGCGCGTGCACAACATGGGGGATTTGGTACAACGACGAAGAAAACGGCTCCCCCCAACTCATACTGCTGGATGCGTTTAAAGACCGGATGGCCTTTCCGGAGTTGAAAGCGGTCGCGCTGAAACACTGGAAGGATTGGGAACCTGATAGTATTATTGTGGAAAAGAAAGCCGCCGGGTCACCCCTGATTCAAGAGCTTCGGGCAATGGGCATACCCGTGCAAGAGTTCACCCCCAGCCGGGGAAACGACAAGATGGTGCGGATGAACGCCGTAGCCGACCTATTCACTTCGGGTAAAGTATGGGCTCCAGACACCCGGTGGGCACGGGAAGTCATAGAAGAAATGGCAGCGTTCCCTGTGGGGGAGCATGACGACTACGTTGACACCACCACACAAGCGCTGCTGCGCTACCGCCAAGGTGGGTTTATCTCATTGGACTCCGATGAGAAAGAAGAGCCTAGAATATTTAGGCGCGGCAGACAAGCTGCATACTACTAAGGATACCGAATGGCAACCAGCAGCTTAGACTCGCGTACACAAGAGCAGCTTAGAGACGAGGGTGTTGACCCCAGCCGTTTAAAAGAACGCAAGATCCCAAGTAGGGAGCAGCCGTACACAAGCGCGGGTTTGCCATCTTTGCAGGTATTTGACACGCCTGCATTGCAAGGTACAAACACTGAAGCCTTTATGTTAGGCAGCAATCTTTATGCGGACTTTGACAAAAATCGCAGGCAGGCGCAGGCAGTATTTATGCGTCCAGACGCAAGGCCATACGCAATTGCTCACGAGCAGGAGCATTTGTTAGCGCGGCAAGGATTAGGCACACCCGCCGCGATTAACAGTAAATTTGATGAACTTGTAGGTAAAAAAAGTAGCTCCGTTCGGAACCGATTTGTTAAAGACGCCATAGGCGCTGCGGAACACCTCAAAACAAAGTACGGCATTGAGGACGCTTATTTTAGCCCCCAGATGTTAGAACAAGGCGGCACTGCGCTGTATGAGCAGTTAGCTTCGTTGGCTGGATACGAAGCAGCAAACAATGTAGACTTAACCAAAGACCCTGTTTTACGCAAAACGCTTTTCAAAGACAAAGAAGTGCGGGAGACGTACAACGCAATTACGGGGCTGCGCCAGACACGGCTGGATGCCCGAGACCTACCTCCTTATACTAGACAGTCTGAGCCTGCGGAACCGGGTGTGATAGACAAGCTAAGAAAAATGATTGGCTACGCTAATGGTGGCTACGTGGAAAACGCTGGCACGCATAAAATTATTTAAGAAAGCACTGACATGGCAACCAACATTGATAAAGCGTTGTACCAAGCCCCTATGGGTTTGGATGACATGGGTGAGGAAGCAATTGAGATAGAGATTGTTGACCCGGAGTCAGTGAAGATTGGCATAGACGGCATGGAGATTGAGATTGATCCAGATGCTATGAGTGAAGAGGATTTCTCGGCAAACCTTGCAGAGGAGATGACTGAGGGGGCCATGCAGACCCTGAGTTCTGACCTGACCTCAGAAATTGACAACGACAAAGCTGGGCGCAAGGATTGGGAGAAAGCCTACACAGAGGGTTTGAAACTGTTGGGCCTACAGTATGAAGAGCGCACAGAGCCGTGGAACGGTGCTTGCGGTGTGTTCCACCCCATGATCACAGAGGCGGTTGTGCGCTTCCAAAGCGAGACCATCACCGAGACATTCCCCGCTGCTGGCCCGGTGAAGACCAAGATCATTGGTAAAGAGACCAAGGAGAAGAAGGAGTCGGCGGTCAGGGTTCGGGAGGACATGAACTATCAACTGACCGAGAAGATGGTTGAGTTCCGGGCAGAGCATGAGCGGATGCTGTGGAGCCTACCGGCAACAGGCTCTGCGTTCAAGAAGGTGTACTACGACCCCAGCCTTGGCAGGCAGGTTTCAGTGTTTATACCAGCAGAAGACATCCTGTTGCCCTATGGGGCATCAGACATTCAGTCTTGCTATCGCGTCACCCATGTGATGCACAAGACCAAGAATGAGATATTAAAGCTGCAAGCCGCCGGGTTTTACCGGGAATGTGATATTGGTGATCCGACCAAAGAGACCACCGACATTGAGAAGGCCAAGGACAAAGAGACCGGGTTCAGCGATTTAAACGATGACCGGTTTACCTTGTATGAAATCCATGCAGACCTCGATTTAAAAGGATTTGAGGACACCGACAAAGACGGCGAAGAGACAGGGATCATGCTGCCGTATGTAGTCACCCTAATTAAGGGTACGGGCGAAGTTTTGGCAATCCGCCGCAACTGGGAAGAAGATGACGACCTCCGACTTAAACGACAACACTTCGTTCACTACCAATACATCCCGGGTTTTGGGGCTTACGGCTTCGGCCTTTTCCACCTCATTGGTGGGTTTGCGAAGTCGGCTACCAGCATTATGCGACAGCTTGTGGACGCAGGAACACTGTCCAACTTGCCGGGTGGTCTCAAGACCAGAGGACTCCGAATCAAGGGAGATGACACCCCCATTGCC